GTTTCCCAGTCACGATCAACCTCATATTTAGCTTTTAATTGCCACATCTTTCTTTTTCTTTTTAGGTGTTTCTTCTACAAATAAACTATTTCTGATTGATTCGTTTAATCCTAATATTTGTTTTTGCGTTAAGTCATTTAATGGAATGTTTAAGTTGTCAATGCTTTTGCCTTCCCATTCTTTTTTAAGTTTATACGCCATAGTCTTTTATTATAAATATAAAAGTTAATTATTTGTTTTTTAGTGTACAAAAAAAGGGGTAATAAAACCCCTTTTCTTTTCTTTTATAGAGTAACGATTAAGTACCTACAGTAATAGTTAAGTTATTTTCATCATCTAATCCGTCAAATGGATATTTAGCTGTTGCTGCTCCTGCACTTGCAGGTAATTGAATTAGAGCATTTCTTTCTTCTGCACCCCATTCAATAGTATAACCATTTAGGTCGCCCTTTGAAACGCCAGTAATAACACTACCGCCCGTTACATAGCATCCGCCATCTATACCTAATAGGAATACATTGTCGTTTGCATCTTGAACAAATATCTGACTTCTTGCATAAGCCATTAATCTCAACTCATTAGTCATATCGTGGTCAATCTTTTGTAAAGTTACCGATAATGCTTGTGTAAAAAATGTTGTACCATTAGCATTATCTGAATTTATAGTTACAGATAAACTTGATAAATTTTGTACTAAGTCATATTTAAATACTTCTACAGTACCGCCACAACAAGACCAAGTAGCAAAACCTGCTGCTGTCATTTCTGTAGTATTAATAGTAGCTGCTGCTGAAACATTGTTACTATAAGACTTAGCAATATAAATTGCTTTTAAGCCTCCTATAGTATCTTTACAGTCTATTAATCGTCCTCTTGTTATATCACAAGCCATATTATTATTGTATTAAAGGTTAATAAAAAGGGGGTACTATTTCAACCCCCTATTTTAAAGTGTTTTCTATGTCCAAACAGTTGAACCATAAACTCCATCTGTTGCTACTGCAACTTGTACACCTACTGCAAAATTCATTGTAACTCTTACATTATCTGAACCATCGTATTCGTAAGTTGGAATTAATCTTGCTTCTGTCCAGTCAGTAGCTAAATTAGTACCAAATACTAAGTTTTCAGGGTAAGTAAATACTATAACATCGTTAAACATTCCAGGACATCTGTATATTGGGAAGCCAAAGAAAGTCATATTATCTCCGTCAAGGTTAAACCCTGCACCAGATACTTGACCTTGATTTGACCCTGCATTTGCTAATGCTTGAATGTAAAAACCATATGTTTGGTTATTCATATAAAAACCTGCACCTGCTTTAGTTAGAATACCTGAATGATTAGCTGCAACTGCATCATATACTTTTTCCATATGTCCAAGTACATTTGATTTAGTTACTGCTGCATAGTCAACTTCTGTAAAGTCTTTCATTGCAGAAGCGTCTGCACCTGCTTCATCTTGTGTACCATCATTAGATAAGAAACCAACACCGAAAGGAGCTGCACCTTGCCATATTCCAATCTCTAATTGAGCTGCTGCTTTTCCTGCTACAACTTGCAATAAGAAATCAGAAAATGCTTGTGGTAAATTTCCGTTTCTGTCCATTCCTTGCCCCATCCAAGTTGGGAATACTGTACCTCTACAAATTTCTTCGTTTACTTTAAGGTCAGTTAGTAATAATACCTGCTCAGTAGTAGATATATTAGCACCATCGCTAAAAGAACAACCTGCTGCTACAATAGGATTAGTAGAAGCAATATTGTTAATTACTGCACTTTTAGTTAAACCATCTATTGTTCTTACATATCCCTTAGCAACTGTGTCAGGACTTCTTAAGGCAGCAGTCACATAAGGCATAGCGTGTATTCCTGCATAAGTATCACCAGTAATAGTTATGTCAAATTCACGTTTTTTTGATAATTGAATTTTATTCGCCATTTTTTTTTATTTTAGATTATTAATGTAATATGCTACCCTCTCATTAGACGATAGTTTGCTTAAATTAGTAGATGTTGTATTTTTATCTCCCTCTGGATTATAGTTAATACTATCCGTTGCAGGTTCTTTTGATAATTCTACTATCTTACTATTTAATTCTTCTACTTGTGTCATTAGCTCACTAATAACATCTACAGACATTTCTGTTTTTTCTTCTTCTTTAGTTTCAGCACTTGCTTCTACTTTATCAGCTTTTAAATCAGCTATAGCATCTTCAAGGTTTTTGATTCTAATCTCCATACCTTTCCAATCTGCAACATCAGCTTCTTCTGCTAATGCTTCTTCGCTCATTTCTTCTTCTTCTTTATTTTCTTCTTCTACAGATTCAGCTTCCTCGCCTAAATCTTCTATTTTAGAATCATCGCTTACAACTAATTTATTTCCGTTCTCCATTGTATAAGTACCACCTGCTAATGCTTCTGCTTCGCCCTCATCTCCAACTGCAAATACTTTAGAGCCAATCATAAATTGGTCATCTTCGGTAGCTATAATTCTACCATCGTCTAATTTCATTTCAGCGTAGAACTTCACGCTATAAGATTTAACTGTTTTATTCATTTTTAATAGTTTTAAAATTTTGTCTATTGTACCCATAACACTAATAAATATATATTGTTTTAAATTGTTTATATCTTTACCTTTTTACTGTTCTATTTTTAATAGCTGCACAGACTTTAGCAGCAGTTTCTTTGTTTCCGTATTGTTTCATCTGGTCTCTCATACATTCGTCCCAAGAATATTTTAACATAGCTTGTTGCCTTGCATAATTAACATACTCTATTGTCTTATATTTTTTCTTTCTTTTTTTCTTGCCTGTCTTTGTGTATTGTTCTTCTTTTACTACTGCATCAGCGTGTGTAGCACAAGGCATATATAATACCTCTCCATTTATTATATGCTTATGGTTACCTTGACAACCTTTAAACATTTCAGCATATATATTAGCTTCTTCTTTATTTCTAAATAAAGGCTCTCCGTCTAAAGTAGCTACTGGGTTTAATTCATTCTGTAAAATAATATCTTTAATTTTACCTAATGTATATTCATCAGGGCAATCTTCACAAGTTTCATCTAATATATCTTTCTTTTGTTTAGATGCTTCTATTAACTTATCAGTAAACCAACCTTCTATACTAAAACCTCTTACTTCTTTATTTTTAATTTTTTCCCATATATCATTATTACCCTCTGCGCTAACTTGTACAAACCAAGTACCAACTGGCATATTTTCAAAACCCCACATATTAGATTTGTCAAATTTTTCATCTTCTTTAATCCACGATTCTACGACAGTTAAACCCTCTACTGCTTTATCGTGTTCAAGTGTATGACTATTGTTTCTTAGACTTGCCATAAATAGCTTCTGTGCTTGTTTAATAGTTTCTTTAGTAAAAAATACATCATATTCTTCGTTATTGTCTTTATCAAGTCTATTAATCTTTTTATCTGGTATTAATACTGCACCGACTAATTGTCTTTGTTCTTCATCTAATTTTGCAAGTGTTAAAAAGTCCTGATTAAAGAATACGAAATTCTCTTCAATGGCAGGGAATTTAACAACACTAATAGCTTCAACTCCGAACATTTCAGCAGTTTCATCTATGATTAATTCTATAAGTTTTTTCTTTTTCTCCATAACACTAATATATATAAATATTCAATTTTTGTTTATAATGTGGCTTGTATTTCTAATTGTTCTTGTAATGCTTGAGCATTGCTAATATCATTTTCTACTACAAAGGCTTGAACTGGCGCTGTACCTCCTAATTCAATTGCATCTATAGCTTCTAAGTTAGGTATTAATCCCCCTGCGCCTATTCCAGTAGGAGTAGCAATATCAGGGGTTGGCGTTGAGCCTGAGCCACCACCTCCAGGCACTTGGCTTAAAATGTTTTTAGCACTTGCAATACCAGATAATACTGCACCAACACCCGTAGCTATAGCACCTAAATTTGCAGGAAATACTAATCCTGCACCTGCTTTAATTGCTGCTCCTACTGCTTCTGCTGTGTTTATTAATATAGATGATACTGCTGTTGCTTTAGCTATTTTAGTTCCCTCTCCTGCTAACTGTCCTAATGCACTTAAAATACTTTGTGCTCCTGAAATTTCCATAGCTTTATTCATAGCTATTTTATCTTCTGTTGCTTTTAATTCATCTGCTGCTTTTTTCTCAGCTATTACTAATAATGCTGCTGCTTCTTTTTCTTTTAGTGCTAATAAATCATCTGCTGCTTTTTGTTCTATTGCTAATTCTTTTTCTTTAGCTTTAATTTTATCTTCTTCTATTTTTAGCTTTTCTTTTTCTCTATTCTTTTGCTCTGTTATTATCTGCTTTTCAAAAGTATTTATTTCTGTTACTACTCTTTTTTGCTTTAAAATAGATGCAGTTTGTAAATCTATTAATCTACCTTTTTCAGCTTCTAAAGCAATTAAATCTTCTTCACTTGATTTACCTAAAGCTATAGTATCTTCTAATGCTTTTACTTTATTTGCTTGTATATCTAACTCTAATTGTGCTACTCGTTGTTCTTCTGCTACTGCTGCCTTTAATGCTACTAATCTTTCTTGCATTGTCTTAGTTTCCTCACCGATCGTGACTGGGAAAC